CTGCTTGAGGTCTGTCTCGTACCGCCCCGCAAAGTCTGTGCTGCGGGGCATCTGCTCTGGCACCGCCATGTGCTCCATCGTGGCCGATGTGCCCCGGGCCCGAAGGTCTATGGTCGATTTGATCTGCAGGATGCGGCCCCAGTTCTCGTAGACATATTCGTTGACCAGTGCCACTGCGTCAATCGTGAGTTCCCCGCTCGCCTGCTGGTTCGGGCGCAGCACCTTGGCGATGACGTAATCGCGGAGCGTCTTGACGTCGTACTGTAGCAGGCCGAGGTGGTTGCAGATCACAGCCGCGGCAATAGACGCTGCCATGGCGGACGACCAGAAGCGGTTCTCTGGCCCCAAGTTCGCTGTGGTGTCGATCTGGCGCTGGACAGTCTGCACCAGTATCTGGACCTCCTGCAGGTTCTGGAGAACGTACTGAACGAAGGGCACACCGGCATGACCGTAGTGCAGGAGCAGGTCCCGGCTGAACTTGTCGGTGTCCTCCTTGTCCGACTTCTGCGAGAACAGCCGGCCGACCTCAATCTCGAGGACCCGCTGCGCTTCTGCTTTCGGCATGGCCTTGGCGCTGGCCACCTTGTCGATCAGGCTGGCGTTGCCAGATGTGATGAACAGCAGGTTCCAAGGGTCCCCGCGGAAGCGCTCCGAGTTGCCGCTGGATGACATCCTGTTGCGCTGCTGGCCCCCGGTCACCTGATAGATGAGGTCCGATGCGTGGTCGGGGCGGATGTTGGTCACCTCGTCCATGCACACAGGGATGCTGTGCATCACGTCAGCCCGGTTCATGCGAGAGTTGTGGGTGTCCCGCTCGTCGAGGATCAGCTTCTTCGGGTTGCCCCAGATAGATAGCGCTGCGAGCTTCGCTGTGGTTTTGCCGAACCCAGAATCTTTGGACCACAGGTGGATCAGGGCCGCGCTTTCTGGCAGGAACTTCATCAGGGCCGAGCCGAACCCCGCGCAGACCACGAGCTGGTGCAGCTCGAATCCGGGCCGATTGTAGAAGGCCATTGTCTCCTTCCAGCCCTCCAAGGTGCCTTTGGGGGTGAAAAACTCGGTCAGCCCCCGTGTGCCTGCTGCCGGTGCGTTATGCTCAATACGGTCGCTTTGAATGACTTGCTCACCCAGCACGAACCCGTTGAACTCGCCGACCCAGCCAAACTGGCGATGCGCGTTGTCTGCTTGCGATCTATATTGCAATTCTCTCACCCATGTTTGTGTGTACTGCATAAGCGCGTCCACTTCTTTGTTGATAGCCGCCACGCCTTGCATAGCGAGGGCGCGTCGAAATTCCTCTTTCGAGGTGACTGCATAGAGGGGCACAACGAACGTGCGGACCTTGTCTTGGGGCAGGTGATACCGCATCTCGATAACCTCGCCTTGCTCAGGATCAACCAGCCGCCGAAGCACATAGATGTCGTGGAGCCAGACCAGCTTCGAGTCCAGCACCCCGTCGGCGTCCTTGGTCTCCATGTATATCCCGCCCCCGATACCGCGCTTATAGGGGTACGGCAGAGGAGGGAGCGCCACCTTACCATCGCTGCGGACTTCTACGACCAACTTCGTGCCCTCTGGAGCCTCGGACACTTCCACAGGGCCCTCGGTCTGGATCAGGGAGTGCCCCAGAACTATCGGGGACTTGACCTTGCCCCAGTGCGGGCAGCCTTCGCAGCCGCCGGGGTTCAGCTCGTCAAACCGCACACAGAGATAGGGGCCCTTGATGTGCGAGGCCTTGTGCGCGGTGTCGTCAGCGTCGTAATCCGGGTGCCCAGCAGAGAGCCAATGGATGGCCTGTGGCTCGGCGCAGTGCGCTGCGATGGACAGCCCCGCGCGCCACAACGGTTCGGGCACAGTTGTCGGGTCTGACAGCATGGCCCCTATCTGTGCGCAGCCGGTGCCCGCAGCGGTCTTGCGGGCGATCTTCTTGAACGATGCTTCTATGTTGCCTCGCAGGGCATCCATGACAGCGCTGGTGCCCACCACGGCAGCGGCCGCAGATGAAACCTTCATGGCAGGGTCTGCAAACAGGCCTGCTGGTGCCGAGACCGCTGCATGGGGCGCTATGCACGCATTGAACAGCTCAAGAGACGTTGCCTCATGGGCCCCGTTGGCCAGTATCGTGACCGGGTTCGGCGGGGCGTCCTTGTAGTTGTGGGTGCCCGGCATGCGCAGCACCCGTGCAGCATCTGCAGTTGCCGTGGTATCGCAGCGGAAGCCCAGTGTCTTGCAGGCCGACTTGAGCCGTGTCGCCACAGGCAGCCAGCTTGCATAGGGCACCGCAGAAGTGAGCGGCCAATAGACATGCAGGCCCCGGCCCGAGTTTATGATGATCGGTTTTGGCAGTTTCAGCTTCTTGACGAAGCCACGCAGAGACAGCAGTGCCTCTCCTTGGTTGGGGTAATCCTTGCCTGCCCCGCAGTCCAGATCGAGAAAGAAAGACCCCATCGAAGTGACGTTGCTCGCCTCACGGCTGCCTGCTGTATCAAAGCGCCCCAGCGCGAAATAGGCATCACACTCGTTGCTGTCGAAGTTTAAGGCCGCATGGATAGCGGCCTCTGGGGTATCGTAGAATTTCTGGGTGCGTTTACCCTTGTCGGGCCCTAGTGCGAGGATGCTGTAGTACCCGGCGTCCCCCGTGACACGCCTTATGAAGTCTATTGTTTCCATAGCCGCCACTCTTTGGGTGATGCTCGCCGGGGTCTAAGCCTCGGCGAGCTTTGTTTCAGTGACCCGCGACCTTATTCGTCGTCGTCGTCATCCCATTGTCCGATGATGCTGGCCAGATCCGTCTTGGTCTCCGCGACAGCCGCAGACTTGGTCGTGCGCTTGATAGGCGCATCTTCGCCCTCGTCTTCGACCGGAGCGGGCTTCGCACGGGCCTTGGCCTTCGGCGCAGGTGCTTCGTCCTCGTCCTCGACCGGAGCGGGCTTTGCACGTGCCTTGGCCTTCGCCTTGGGTTCCGCCGGCTTAGGCGTGACGCCGTCGCCTTGGAACACAGTCATCGTCAGTGCAGCCTTCGCCGCAGCGCTGTCCCGTGCGCCCACAGCAGCGCGGAGCTCGTCCTCATCCAGTGGGCGGACTGGTTTGAAGTAAAGCTTCGGCGTCTCGCTGTCTTCGTCGAAGGACACCTCGGTCACGATGGCCGTGATCGGAGTGCTGTGGGCCCCCAGCAACTTGGCATAGGCCTGCATACCCATCAGGCCCTTGACTGCCTCGCCGAAGATCGACGTGGCCGGAAGCTGCATCTGGTACACAGTGTTCTCCGGGTCGCCTTCCAGCACCACAGCGAGGCGCTGGCTGAAGCGGCATGCGCGCGAGTCGCCCGTGCCGGAGCCCTTGATGTTCATTGGGCAGTCATTGCAGCTGGCCGACATCTTCTGGTCGTCCGGCACGTCGGGGCTGGGCACCCGGGTATCAGAGGACCAGCAGACCGGGGGTACGGAGTTGTTCGGGTCGTAGGTGCCTTCGTAATAGGTGCGCGCCAGAGGGGCAGCGTTCGCGATGATAAGGTTGATCTGGCCGCCTTTGAACACACGCACTTGCTCGCCACCGATGATCTCACGGAAGCGGCCGCCTTTGACACTGATACGCGGGACGCCGACAGGGCTGCCCGCAAGAGTTTTGTTCGTGTCCAGCAGGGACTTGAACAGGTCGCTGGTCACCATCGAGTTCCCGGCGCCGCCGAAAAGGGTCATTGCATCACTCATTGTTGTCTCCAGAGGTTGTAGGTTTTTGTTGTGCCGCCTCAGCGTGAGACTGCAGGGCCGCGACGACCGCAGGCAGGTCGAAGCGGTACACGGAGCCCAGTCGGATATATGCATCCTTGGGAACCGTGCCCTCCCGCACCCAGTTGCGGAAGGTGGAAACGGACACCAGAAAATGCTTTGCGGCATCCTCCAGCGTCACATAGGGGGTAGAGTTCGGTGTCATGCTTTCCTCACAGAAATGGAATACTCCGAATCGACGTTCAACGCCGGGAGCGTGATTTCAGGGTTTTCCTC